CAACGATACTTGGCAATAGACGAGTAGGCTAGTATCAAATTGATATGAATATATTTATTGTAATTAATTTGTTTACTATTGAACATCAGTTGATCACTTATTGATGGAAAGGAGAAGGGATATGAAACACAAAACAAATAAAACTTTTTACAAAAGAAAAGAGCCATGCGAAATTAAACCGGATAATCGTATCGGTCACAATCAGCCCCCAGGATCACAAATACCTGACGTTGATTATAAATCGGCAGACGATTATTTCGACAAGCTACCAGTTGGTAAGATACTTGCTAAACGTATAAAAGAAACTGGTCCATTTGGTGGTGCCGAGCTTCGTGATGGTCATGTATTTCCTACCTTGACCGGACCTCAAAAAGAAAAGATCGCAAGACTGCTTTTAAATGGTAGAGAATATTTGACCTATAAAGATATCAGGGTAGCTGTTCGTATGACAATACCGATGGTTGATATCCAAATGATTAAATCTGCCTCTACACATTTAAGGCAACTTAGCCGTGAGCTAAGTAAAATTCATAGGGATGCCAGCAAGTCAAAATTTGAAAGAGTTCTGAAAGCACAAGAAGCTATTGTTTCTACAAACTTGTCTATCAAAACCACTCATGGATTATTTGAAATGCTTGGTGTACATTCCCTAAGATGACCTATTTTAGCCCACGAAAAATCAATGACTTAGAAGGACTGATTCAACATATAGTATGTTGTTTGGTAGCTCCTTCTAGGCTGTGTACATATAAGGAGAAAAAAAATATGACACTTAATCAACTACTTAGGGAAGACCTGGTTAATAATATTATACGTTTGTCGCATAATATATATCATGACACACCCACAAACCGCCTTTTTAGGCTAACCTCTCTAGCTTTTGTAATACTTACCAAGGTAATCTTCTACATCCTTTTGACAGTATTTGCACTAGCTGTAATCTACTACACATTTCACATTGCATGTCTTGTTGACGATGTTTGCTTTGCACAAAACTATGAGGTGCTAAGATGACAAAATGGTCTGATGATGCAGTAGAACTGGGAGCTTCAAAGGTAGGGGCAATAGTCCTGGGTGAAACTCCTTTTCAAACTAACGAACAAGTTAGACAAATAGTTATGAATGCTAGAAATGGTGTAACAACTATTGATAGGACAATGTATGCCGATGCTCAGGATCGTGGAAACTATCTTGAAGAGCCTTTGATATATTGGTCAAGTGATAAACTAGATGCAATGTGTGCTGATGAAGTGGCATGTAATTACATTCCTACTACCGAAGCCCATCGTAAAACTGATTTAAGGCTTTGTGCATCGCTTGATGCGATCTTAGAGGTAGTTGGGGGCGAACTAACAATACCTAACCCACAAGGCGATCCTATAACTGTTAAAGGGTATGGAGCATTAGAGATAAAGACTGATGGCTGGGATGATGGTCCGCCAAGGGCAGAACAAGTCATTCAGTTACAAACACAAATGCTATGTGCTGAGTTTGAATGGGGTGTTATTGCCAAGCTTGGTCCTAAATTAAAGTTTGAACTTTATCCGTATAGACGAAGTGAAAAGCTTATTAAGTTGATCATGGAAAAGGTCGCTGATTTTTGGTACCGGGTTGATATGGATCATCCGTATCCACCAATAGACAATGGTAAACCGGAAACTATATCTCTTGATCACTTAGGTACCAAGCCTGAGATAATCCAAATCATTACAGATTATAATAAATGTAAGGCTGAAATGAAATCCTGGAAGCTTCGCATGGAAGAATGCCAGGAAGCATTGGAGCTTGTTCTTGATGAGCATGATGCGGAGTACGCCAAGGTAGGCGGATATAAAATCAACTTCCCAATAGTTAAACGTAAGGCACAACCGGAAAAGGTTATACCGGCCAAACCATCTACAGAACATAGACGATTTTCAATAGAGGAGATTAATAATGAATAGTCTTAGAACTAACTTAATACCTACTGATGTAGACCAGGCACTTAGAATATCAGAAATGTTTGCCAAGTCAGATTTGGTGCCTGATAATTATAAAAACAAACCAGCTAATATATTTTTAGCTGTGTCTGCTGGAGCTTCTCTTGGCCTGGCACCTTTCCAGGCTATGCAGAATATTGCAGTCATAAATGGTAAGCCGTCTATATGGGGCGATGCCTTACTAGCTATGGTTAGAAATGATAAGCGTTGTTTGTCAGTAAAGGAAACAATAGAAGGTGAAGGTACTGCACGTACTGCAACATGTTCTGTATCTAGGCTTGCACCAAACGGAGAGACTGAAGTTATTAGTTCAAACTTTACAATGGGCAATGCTCAAAAGGCTGGCTTACTAAACAGAAAACCTTGGCAGTCATATCCGGATAGAATGCTTCAAATGAGGGCTAGGGGATTTGCTTTACGTGATGCTTTTGCTGACGTGATAGGTGGTCTTATTACTGGTGAAGAAGCTGAGGACTATCCAATAAAAGAGGCTCAAAAAACTGAAGGTACATTACCTAAGTACGACAAAGACAATAGATCTACAGAGGATATTGTAGAAGCTTTGAAAGACATGAGCCAAGAGCAAGAGAAAAAAATAGAAGAGAAAGACTTGTTATGGTCATTAAATATCCCAGGTAAACCTGCACTAAAGCAAAAGAATAAAAATGATTTTGTCATGGAGTATAGGCATTACATGGAACTTATTAACCGGACTAAACTATGGGATTTTGAAACTAAGAAAAAGAAGTACAACGAATATAAAACTCTAAACATGGAAGTGTTAGAGCAGTTAAGACAAGTTGACTTTGGATTAGTTGAAGAAATTGAAATGGATGAAGGGAGATTGTTTGATGCAGAAAATGCCTTTAACGCCTAAACAACATTTAGTACTAAAATTTTTGGAGCAATATTATAATCATAAAGAGTACATGCCTACCTATAGAGAAATAGCTGAAGGCATAAATGTAAAGTCAACTAACTCCGTATTTATGTTGCTCAACAAACTAGAAGATAAAGGCCATATAAAGCGTTTCAAGCATAGCGGTGGCTGTGCTTATAGAGCTATAGAGTTAATCTCTAATTAAACCTGGTCTATAGCCCCTGGATCGATCGTAAGTAAGCGTTTCTTTTCGGGGGCTATCTGATATCGAACAATGAACCCAACCACTATTTGGATGCCCAGGCTTATAGCATTCTAGTATAAGCTGATCGAACTCTAGGTTCTCTTCTATCCATTTACATAGATCATAGTTATCAATACCAGCTACCTCGAAGTCACCGGCCTGGCCTTTCGCATGTTGGCTAGTAGCTTTCGATCCGATAGCTTCGCATAGAGCTACAGATCTATAACCACTTGATACAATGAAAGAGCCGAACTCATCTCTAATAGGTTGTAGTATTTGTTCAGCTAACATCCTCATATTATACAAGTGATCTGCATTAGGTGTGTTATCGATACCTTTACGCTCTGCGGTTTGGCTTTTTATAAGCTCTGCCACACTAAAATTAGGTGATAGATTCATTTACTTTTTCTTCTTTTTAAATCCAGCCTTCATGTTAGCGTAGGCATCTTTGCTAATTGTTGAGTTCTTTTTACTTCTTGAGATACCCTTTTTTTTACGGGCATTTATATTGGCATATAATCCAGGTTTAGACATCATGGTTCCTTTCTAATATATTAACGTAGCCACCGACTACAGTTGCTTTCCTATAAACTCTGCCATACTCGACTTCGTTTACAGCTCTTGGGTCATCTTCAAACTTTTCGTCCATGCCCAATTCTTCTTTTGTCATTTTGCTGTTTCGTTTTTGCAGATCATGTGTAACTTTTTTTATCTGTGAATTACCAGCCCATACTAATGACTTACATTCTGAGCAAACTTTTGCATAAGGCCTGATATAAGTTACTTCTCTTAAATCTGCTCCACATTCCAGGCAGTTGTTATGTGGTATTCTAGTCACTTTTCTTCCCATATTTGTCACTCCTTTTTTGTAATTCGCCCATAGATTTTTGCCAAAAAAAATCTGCTATATCGTGGAAAAATTCATACATTTTCATAAAAATTTTATACTTCATTTTTTCTTACCCATAAGTTTCATGGCCTGGTTAACACCTTTGATGCCAAAGGAACTGCTAACCGCTATAAATAATAAGTACTGGTACCAATCAGGCAGGGTGTTTAGCACCTCAAAACCATTTCTCACATGATCTGTCATGCTAGGTATGAAAACTAAAATTGCTGGAGCAAGAAGGACAATTAAGGCAAACTCATCTTTATAACTTCCATCAGTAGCATCAGCCATAGACTTTTCCCATTCAACTTCCCCGGTTGCTACTTTCTCCGCTACAACGGCTTTAGCTTTTGCCTGGGCTACCTTTGCCTCACCATCTGCTTTTACCTTCTCTACCTTGCTTTGCATCCATGAGCCGGCTAGATTAGCTATTGGACCTATCAATGTTTGTAACATTATTTATGCTCCTTATGTTCGTGACCCATCCATATACCAAAGACACCTGTCATTACACCCATGACAACTGACACAAAGGCTGATTGACTAGCTGTAGGTGCATCTAAATCCATAAACCATTCAGCACATCTCCATGACATGACTGTACTAGCAAGCATCATACACCTTGGTAGTATTTTCCATTTAAGAAACTGCTCAACTGTAACCATTAATAAACCCTCACTTTCTCAGTATCTACAAAGGGTACAAGCTTACATATGCACTCATATGTTTGTGGCTTATTGTCCTTCATGTAAGATTGGTTGTTTAGTTTATCTTTGTAATTAATGCAGACGTTTATATCCTGGAAATATATACCACCAGTAACAAGGCCATTTAGACTGCATGAAAGTAAGAAGGCGGTCATTTGGCTATACTCCTCAAGCTTTCCATTACCTTGTCTATGCTTGGTTCTTCACCAGGGTTATGCACACAAAGATATTGTTTAGGACAGCCAACCCTTATATCTGCAAATTCCATTTCATAGGTTTTATTAGCACCCCTATAAATACAAGCCATTTTGTCTTTGAAAACTTTTTGCTTCATTAACCTGCAAGTGGTCATCTTGGGTTCTTTTATTATGCCTTGCCTAACTTTTTGACTATAAGTGTAATCTTTAGCGAATACTTTTACACTCACAACGATAAAAGCAATTACTAAACCAATGATGATAAACCCATATGCTACCCATTTAATAACCTCCAATATTTCTTCTTGTTCTTTTTTGGCTTTTATTCTAGCTTGTTTTTGAGCTTCTTTTGCTTGGTTAATTCTTTCTGCTCTTTCAGCTAATATAGAATCCCAAGCAGTAGGGCCAAATCTTAAATTTATTAGCTGTTTTAATTCGTTTCTTTTTTCCTCTAATAATTTTCTATCAATAAAATCAGATGCAGAGTTTTCTACAGAACCAAATTGTTCAGCTATAGACATGCCCTTGCCTTGGCCTTTATTCATTTGTTCTTCGCCTAGAAAAAAGCCGTCTATTTGTTTAGCTATGTCTTTAATGTCGTTTACAGTACCTATATTGCTCTTGATGAAATCTACTGACTTTTGAACTAGAGCTATACCAGTAAGTATTTCAGCGACTACCATATTTTACCTCAAAAGCAGACCTGCCATCATTACAATCATTGTAGCCGTTGTACCCAGCATGATCTGCTCTAGCCTTCTAAGCCTAGCCAGTGTTTCACGCCAACGCTCTGCACACACCGCTTCATGTGTATCTATCTGTGACTTAACTTCACTTACCTTAACCATTACTTCTTAATCTCCGTTTCTTAGTTCATCTATTTCCATTGCGGTCCTTCAAACCAAGCCACTAATGATCTTCTTTTACCTTTTGTTACTGGTGTTACTTTATGTTGCAAATAACTTGGAAAAATTAATACAGTGCCTTTTTCTTTTGCTTGTGAAGGTGATTCGCACTCATTAAAAAGAAAATCTCCACCTTCATACTCATCAGGACTTGATAGTTGGACAGTTACAGACAACTTTCTATCTAATCCATCATTTCTATTCCAATCAATATCGTGATGCCAATTATAATGACCACCTTCAGTTGCTAAATATTCTGTAAATTGTATGTCTGCTTTTTTGTAAATATGTAAATTGAAAGCATTTCTATTTGCCATGTCTACAAAGTCATATAACAAACTTAAAATGTTTTTATTTTTTACCCAAGCAACACGACTTTTTCTTACATCATCTCCTCCATCATTAAAGGTTGTTGCTTCTATAGTTTCCCCTGCAATTTTAATAATCTCATCAGCTATAGTTTCTGAAATTACTTTTGGAAACATTTGCCAATTTTGTCTTATCATGATGGTTTAGTGGGCCATGTTATTGTATTTGGAAAACCTGATTGCTGTGGTACATTAAGCAAATCTGTTCTGTATTGTGTCCAAGCATTTTGTTGTTCAGTTGTAAGTTCTGCCCAACGTAAAGAATTGGTAACTAAAGGGTCAACTTCAGATTCAAGAAGTGTATCTCTATCTCCTCTTTCAAATATTGATAGTTCAGCATCCTTTTCTTCTTGGGTCATTCTAGTAAAATTTGTACCAATTAATGTTAAAAGGTCATCATTGTTAATTGTGTTGTCTGTGTCATGTGATGTTAAATTATATGGTATCCACCCATATTCAGGATGATTTATTTCTAAATCAAATTCTGTATCATCATCATTTCTTGATACTGCATTTCTTATTTCTGTTATTGTTATACTCATTTTGTTTTTCCTTTAAGATATTCTTACAAACACTGTTGTTCTTGACATGTTACTACTTGTACTAGTTGTACCCATGACTCTCCATGTACCACTGGGGGCTCCTAAACCAGTAGATTGCTGGTCACCATTAGCATTACTATATCTCATCTGAGAAGCACTTATTGTCTGAGTACCTGCATTTGAATACATTGATCCGGAAGAATAACTATATCTAAGCATAGCATAACTACCGACACTATTTACACTTGTGCTTGGAGTACCCGCAGGTCCCGTAGGACCAGTTGGACCAGTAGGCCCAGTAGGCCCAGTGCCACCATTAGAACCGGCTGGACCAGTAGAACCAGTAGGACCAGTGTTTCCTTGAGGACCAGTAGGTCCAGTCGGTCCAGTACTACCATTACTTCCATTACTGCCGGAAGGACCAGTAGGTCCAGTAGGACCAGTAGGACCAGTAGGACCTGCTAAAGCTACATTAGTTACAGTTCCCTTTTCCCATCGTGACTGAGACACATCATAAACTGGTATTAAATCACCACCTACGAAGGAAGTACCTGTTGTAAAACCTGTAAGTGATGAACCAACATTTGTGCTATCAGTTACATCAGCACTTGCTTCAACACCATCTAACTTTGAACCATCAGATGCTACATTTCTGCCGTCTACATTGCCTGATACAGTAATATTACCACTTACATCAGCATTACCATTAACATCTAATGAACCACTTTGAAGTTCTCCAGTTATAGTAAAGTTTGTTGTTCCAGTTCCATCTGCTCTTGCTAGCGGAAAGCCACCCGCAGTTGATCCATTATGTACAACTAATGTTTCTTTATCTGTATCTACTGTTACTTCTCGATCTGAACCAGTGAAGGATGAATGTTGTGAGGTTGTACCACCTCTAAGTTTAAGTAATTTAGCCATTATGCAATACTCCCAAAGTCCATAGTTAAATTTGTTGTATCCACAGAACCGACAAGTTTTATAAGACCTGATCCATTAGGATCAATAACAATATGTCCATTACTTGCTGATACAATTGATGCTCCATTTACATCTAAATTACCCCCTAGTTGTGGGCTTGTATCTTCTGAAAGATTTTCTAATTCATTACCGGTTGCTTGGGTTACAGAAGAAAATGTTAATACACCTGATCCATTTGTTTTAAGAAATTGTCCATTACTTCCATCTGATGTTGGGTGTGATAGTCCATCAATAACAACTTTACCACTACCATTAGGTGTGATTGCTATGTTTCTATTTGATGTACTCACTATAGAATGAGTTACAACATCAAGATTGCCACCTAGTTGTGGTGATGTATCTTCAACAATGTTATTTAATCCAGTTGTGTTAAGTGATTGGTAACTTGAGCCATCAAAAAATTTAAGTGTATTACTTGAGCTATTATAAAATAAATCTCCTTCATCATTGTTTGAAGTTGGGTCGCTTGATCCTACTCTATACCTATCAGCAAAATTGTTTACATTTGTGATGTTAGATGCGACTGTATTTACAATGCCGATAGAGTCACTTACGTTCTGCATTGCTGTTACATTTGCACTTGTTCCAAGTATACCCATATCTTCTATAACAGCACTGGTTGCAAGCAATCCCATATCTTCTATGACGGCAGAAGTTGCTAATAAACCCATGTCTTGAATCACGGCAGTGGTTGCAAGTAAATTCATGTCGGCAATCACAGCACTTGCAGATAACGCTGAAATGTTTGAGTTTGCTCCAGCCACTGTATTAATATTGCTAATTGATCCACTGACTGTGTTGATATTACTAGAATTTGAGTTGACTGCATTTATGTTACTTGAATTTGAATTGACTGCACTAACAGCACTAGAGATGGTATTCACTCCACTTATTGCAGAACTTATAGAGTTAAGATTTGATATTTCAGTATTCAAACCAGCAAGAGTTGAAATATTACTATTTGCCCCAGCTACTGTGTTTATATTAGTGATGGCATTTGCCACTGTATCTATGTTGTTACCACTACTTGTGTCGATACTATCAGCTATACTTCCTAAATCTTCAGTAGAAGTTATTTCACCAGCTACAATATTTATATTAGCTAGATCTGAAGTGGATGGAGCAGTCGCTTGAAATGCGGTGCCATTATAAACTCGTAATTCATTTTCAGTTGTGTTGAAAAAAAGATCGCCTTGATCTAATGAGGTTGTTGGTAAGCTTGATCCTACACGATATCTTTCACCAAATGAATTAACACCAGCTAAATTAGAAGCAACTGTATTTACATTATCAATTGAATTAGAAACATTTGTAATATTAGAGTTTGAACTAGCCAGGGTGTTAATGTTTGAAATTGCTCCAGCTACTGTCGATAAATTTGTATTTGCCCCAGCCACAGTGCTTAAATTATTTATATTTGTAGTTGTTGCCAGCGTATTTAAATCTGCAACAAAATCAGAAGTTGCTAGTAAAGCAAGATCATTTACTACATCAGTAGTAGCTAATAGATTTATATCAGCTATAATATCGCTAGTAGCTAGGGTGTTAAGATCTGATATAACATCAGTAGTTGCAAGTGAGTTTATGTCAGCAATAAAGTCAGTTGATGCAAGTGAATTTAGGTCTGCCACAATATCAGAGGTAGCCAACAAATTAATATCATTTATAATATCTGTTACTGCTAAAGTATTTACATCGCTAACAAAATCACTAGTGACTAAAGACATACCACTAGCAAAATCGCTTGTTATTAAAGAAGCCTTTCCAGCTACAGTGGTCACGTTACTATCTATATTTGCCACGGCAGTAACATCGCTATCTATATTCGCTACTTTCGTAACATTTGCATCTATTGTTGCTACTTTGCCCACATCAGTTATGTTCGAGCTTACAGTATTAATGTTATTTGAATTTGAGTTTACACCAGAAACAGCACTTGATATTGACGATACATTTGATACAGAAGTACTTATGCCGGCTACAGTTTGTATAGCATCAGTTGCATCTGTTCCGTCTTCTATATCAGCAAGCGTTGCGATATCTGAAGCAATGTCCGCTAATGATTGTGCATCAGCAGTTAGTATAGATGCTTCCGGATTCCCAGTTGTTTCATTAAATCCTAGTATTTTACCAGCTCTTGTTGCCTTAACTGGCAATGTCATATCTGCACCTGATATAACATCATGTTCAGCAAGTCTTAAAGATCTATCGATCTCTTCGTTTGTTTGCTGGTGTATAAACATATTTGTGTCAAAATCATCTTCTAATGAAGAAGCTGTAAGCTGACCGCCTGATGTATAAATTGATGTCCTGGATAAAGGTATATCCGATAATAATGTAACTGTTTGAGAGCTAGTAGGGAAGTTACCTGATGTAAAGGCTACAGTTCCAGCTCCAGTACCTGAGTTTAATGTAACTGTATAATGTGTTGTTTCTGTTTTTTCAGTACTGTCTACGTAAACTTTTAATTCTGATGTAGCGTTAATTTGAAACGAAAAGGCAAAGTTACCGGCTGTTCCATTGCCAGTATATTGAACTCTTCTAGTTTGTGCGGTTACATTATATGTTGCCATTCTAGCTTACCTCTCTAGATTTTATACACTATTTACAATCCATTGTCATCCATCAAAATATTCAATCGCTCATTTTGGCTGATCAAATGTTCTGTAGCTAACTTTCTTCTATTACTGACGATAGATGATAACATATCAAATTTATCGCCATCAAAATCTAATGCCATGTAATCTGTGTTGTTATTTATAGTATCTTGCAACTCATAGGCTAGGGAAGATGTTATGTCATAACCTGCATCACCAGGTAAATTGCCATATTCATCAACCTCATTAATTAAATGCACATATTCGTTATATTCTGTGCTTGATAGGTCGTATCTTTCTCCACCGCTTTTACCTATCTTTTTAGGGTGAGCTGAAAAAACACCAGCTCCAACCTCAGATAATCTTATTAACTCACCATCTAATTCAGATATTTCACCGCTAATTATTCTCATAGGATTAAATACTTCGTCTAAACGTCCTTCGCCCTGGTAAAGATTTTCTCCCCAAAAATTTAACTTAGGCGGTAACTGATCGCTAAAGAAAGGGTTTCTACTTTTATGATAATTTATACGCTCATACACAGATTTCATAATGTAACCAATACTAGCATTACCTTCTAACTGTTCATCAGTAAGCATTGTGTTAGATGCTTTAGGATTATTTAAACGCTCCATAGATCCTATAAAACTACTACCGCCAATAAATGGAATGTCCATCTGAGATGTCATATAACTTAATGCACCACCGGTTATTCTATCAGGAGTTCCGGCTACGGCACTTGCAACATCTATAAGTCTTTCTGCACCATAGCCAAGCATAGCTTCTATCTTGCCTTCTTTATCTTCATACTTATTTCCAAAGGCATCTACTAATTCTGAAAAGCCTTGTAAAAAGGGCATATTCTTAGCGTATTCAGCTATACCTAACACGTATCCTTTAACAACTGATGTTATTGCTTCCGGATCATCTTCATATTTAAGATAATGTGCTACGTCAGCACCCATAGCTAACATGCCTGATATCGGATCAAATCTACTAAAACTATAAAACCTATATGTTCCATCGTCTTGTTTTAGGCCTATAGAATATTGAGGTATTTTGCCCTGGTTATATTTATACGCTCTAGGATCAGTAGGACCAGCACCAGTAACAATCATATCATCACCATATACACCGGATGCCATGCCTACCATAGTCATAGCAAGCGTGTTTCCTAATGCTAGCTTAGATAGAGCCATATCAAAGTCACGGCCACTACCGCTCTTTATAGCCTTATATAAAGGGTATACATTAAATGTTCTGTCAGCTACTTCGTTAATGATATTGGCTGGCGTATTGTAAAATGGTGTAATTAATTTAAGCCCCGGCAGATTCATGGCCTGGCCAAGTTTAGCTTGCATTCCAGTTAATTGTCCTTGAAATGTTTGTTTCAAAGCTTCTGAAGTCATCAGATCATTAACTTCTTCGGGTGTATCAGTCATAACCCTAGTATATTCTTTTTGTGCTTCTAACTTAGCATCAGCTCTAGACATGCCTGATTTAATCGCACTTTCATAAGTTCTTTGGCTGTATCTAAAAGCTTCTCTATACAAAACTCTTCTACGTGTAATAACTTTAAAATATGCATCTTCACTAGCTAAAAACCTACCAGGTAATCTAGTAGCAACACCCATAGCATTTATACCCATTTTAGTAAAATCGCCATTTGAAGCGTTATTTAATATCTCGGTAATATCATCAGTATCACCGATCGCTTGTTTTACTCGTAAATCTATCTTGCTACCAAAGTCACCGGTTTTACCAGTAATCATGCTCTTAGCCATTAAAGTAAATGCATCCTTTTGAGCCATCATAAGACCATGAGCTTCTGCTGACATTTCACCTAAATAAACTCGGTCACCCATTTCACCATCAATATTGAATAATTTACCAGCTCTTGTCCTTACTTCACCTATAACGCCAGCTATACCTCTTTCAGCTAATGTTTGTACTTGGAATGCTCCATTACCAAATATATTAACCATGTGTGTTGGTGGAGCTGAGAGTAGGGCGTTAATATACATTTCCATAGCTACATCATAACTTTTAGCTACAAACCCTTTTTCAGCATACTTTGCTTTTTGTGTAGCGTTATCAAAAGACAGATAGACATTAAAATCATAATCCATTTTGCCTTCATCTAGACTTTTAACGAAATTAGTTAGTCTTTCTTTTTCTGCTGTAAGATCTATATTTTCTAACTTAGCAATGTTTCTGACGACAGCCATACCTCTACCATACTCAGATACAGCTCCTGATACCTGGGCAACTAAATTAGATTGTACAGAAGCAAGTAATGAAAAGTTTTTATGAAGGTTTTGCTTAGTTACTAAGTCTGTAGCATCTCTTCCTTGTTTAGCTAATTTATTTAGTTCTTGGCCTAGATTAATCATTGCTATCAATCCAACAAGAACATCTTCCGGTGGCGGTACGTTACCAGGCTTTCTTACTAAAAGTTTTTTTACAGTATCCTCGAAGCCACTAGCTTGTGCCATGGCTACCATCTGCTCAATGCTTTTGGTATCTCTTCGTAAGTAATTAATTAATTCTTGGTTGTTTTGTTTTATTCTGAAAAGAAGCTTGTCAGTATCGAAGTCTAGCTCCAACTTATCAGTAAGAGATACTAGGTTTAGGCCAGGGCCTTTATATCCGTCAGCACTTAATGTTTCATTTAGAGCTTTGACTTCTTTGTCATCCATGCCCCTAATGACAACATCACCGCTATCCATTTTTGTAACTGTATCGTCAGGAGCTGTACCACTAAAAGATCTTTGCTCGGCATCAGAACCAAACCTAATTAGGGCATCTTTAAATTTTTTAAGAAAGCTCATCAATACCTCCTAGCTTTGAGGTTCTTGATCCTCCTGATATGGTGTCTGTGTTTTCTCCAACCCTCTTAGTGCTTTCTTCAACAGGTCGCTTTGGGTTGGCGTTTGAGAACTCTCTTGCTGTTTCGTCAAGTTTTTCTCTGTTAATTCCTTCTCGCTCATACCAAGGTATATCCTTTTCTTCAGTTACTTTAAAACCTTTTGGAACTATACCATTTTTTGGATTTTTAATAAAGCTTTCAAATTCTTTTTGCCTAGACGGAGTCATAAATACTGTAGATCCATTTGACAATGGGTATTCATAAAAAGTACCTTCTTCTAATTTAATATATCTTGCCCCGGATGAAAAGGTGCCTGGCTTGCCTTCAACAACAGACGTACCAACAACATTTTGTTTTGCTATACCTTCCAGGGTAGAATGGCTAACAACTTGTTCACCTTCGATAACCCAGTTTTCCCAATGCCACCTTCCTAAGCTAGCATCATCAGGCCTTCCTAAAATATTATATGTTTCTTCTATATTAGCCCTTAAACCATCTTCTAATGCCTCAGTGAGCAACAAACCTCTTGGACCGGTAAATATGCCTATAAGGCCTTCTTTAACTGTTGTACCTTCTTTAGAAAACCCGTCATAAATATTTTTACCTTCAAAGATACCATCATCCCATATATGTCTTCCTTGTATTCTATCCATTACCAATACATCATCTCTACCAGCTACTAGAAGAATGAAACTTACTACCTTATTGTCTATACCTGCACCTTCAGTGAGATTTAAAAATTCTCTTCTAATTTGTTTAGCTGGTACATTTTTATCTTTAATCATATCATGTAGTGTTTGCAGTACAGACTTATCAGAACCATCAACCTTTTTGCCAAGCTCAAATAATAATTTACCAGTGGCGTTAACGTTTTGTGTAACTTGTTTTCCAGGCGAACCTTCCGGTAATAATTTTTTAATTGTTTGCTCCCAAGTAGCTTGGTCTTGTTTAGTAAATTGTCCATTTACGGCTTTGTTAACAAGGTCACTGGCACCATCAATTATATCAATGAATGCACTTTCTTGTTGTACTGGACCAGCTCCCCTAGATAATATTCCCCAAACAAACAAGTCTGCTGTTATTTTAGGATCCGTGGTGGGTTGGTCGTATAAATTTCTAATCTCTTTAACAAAACCAAAACCTTCATCTACACCTTTCTTCATCTCAGGAGTAAGCTTTTTTAGTTTATCTGCCATTGCATTAGGGTCATTAGCATATTTAATAGCTTGGAAAGGTGGTGCAGGTAAAAATTTACCACCCATTGTTTCGTTTTGAAATTTAAGCCAATTCTCTGTAGATTTTAAAGCATTCGGGTTATTTTCTAATGCAAGGTCTATGTTTTCAAAATTTTTAGTTTTATTTGTGGGTATAAAGCTCTGTGTTACTGGATATAAAACATTTTCTGTATTTGTATTTTCTACTAATAATTGATGTGGTAATTTGTTGGCCCTTGTGCCTTCGGGTGCGAATTTAGGTTTTGGTGCTAATTTAGCTAACCCTTTATTTATTGCCTTATCTATTTCGCCTCCACCCATAGAAGACAAGATCGTGCCACCAGTGTCTAGATCTAGCTCACGTTGTGCCTTTTCGCCAAGTGTCTCTAATACTTTTTTACCACCTTTAATAGTAGCCTTACCACCAGCAGTAACAGTCCCACCAACACCGCCAAATTCACCAGCACTATATCCGGACTTAGCATCTTCTTTGTACTGGTCACTTATGTTCAAGCTGTCTACAAAACCATCAAACTTTTCTTTGTAAAATTCAGAGCCATAATTTTGTTTAGAGAACTCAGTAAATGATTTAGTAAATTGATCTATTCTCTTACCATCTTCGGCAGATACTGCATCTTTTATACCGACAAAGAAAGCTCCGATATCGGTAGGCAATCCGGCTGTAGCACTAACCGCACCACTAGCCATGCCGGCTATAGTAGAACCAATGCCGGTTATAGCATCAGTAACACTGTCATACTTAGGATCAGGCTTGCCATCGTCTATTTCTATAGAAGATTTATCACCAAACTTATAAAGAATATCACCACCCATTTGGCGTATGGAATTAGACTTTTCTATTTCATCAAACAAATTGTATTCTTCCATTAGCTACGATCCATATGTTTTTTGATGATTGTGTATATGTTTTGATAATCTCTTGTCTTTTTCAGATCAGGATTAGCATCTAAGAATGTAATAACTTTATTGAAATCTGTATCATTAAAATCTTTTAGCTCTTCATATTTAGAAGATAATTTTATTTTCAATCTAGATACTTGCTTCTTAGCTGTTTCTAGACTTTGTGTGTTTAGCTTTTCCGTTATTTCGCCACTTACTGATGACACCATATTTTGCATTTCAGATACTAAATCAATTTCAGTTCCTGACTGTATAGCGTTCCTTTTAAGATCTTCTAGTTTACCTTTAATCCTTTGATAAATAGCTCTTGGTTTAGAGTAGCCATCATTTTTAATAACTGTTTCCATAGTCTTTGCGGTAAAGCCAGGAAACTCAGTATTTAATAGACCTGATAAGGACACTAATGCTGATTTAAGCTCTTTATCTTCATTTGCTACAATACCTTTATTTAGATCTATGATATCTTTTGTAGTTAACAAAGATGTGTTTTTACTTAAATCTTCAT